CAACCAATCCTCGTGGTGTTCCTATTAAGTCAGCCACTATGTACGAACAAGATGTGGCAGAAGGCATAACCGATAGTGATGACTTCTGGAATGCTGCTATGGGCCGCCAAAATCCCAACGCAGATCCAAAAGCAAATGCATTGGGTGCTTCACTTCGTCGCGTAGCGGACGCTAGAGATAAAGCTGATTCATTGATTAGCCATGCAAAAAACATTGGACGTGGAGGTGGTGGGTCAGGTGGTGTTGGTGTGTCTGACACCAGAGATATGCAATTAGGAGCCGATCTGGATCCTAAAACAATGATGCAAAAAAATCAAAATAAAGATTTAAAAGAATATGGCGATACGGCCAAAGGTCAGAAGCAGCTAACTAAAGTTCACAAGCGAGCAGTTGACAGAGTGGTATCTAAACAAGCAGATAAAGATCCTGCTTATGCTCGAAAAAATCAACAGACAGCTAATCGAGCTTGGGAACGATTTACCGATATAGATGAAGCAGGACCATTCTCATACGGTGCCAAGAAGCCACGCAAAGGTAGTGTAGCGGATCTAGCAGCACAAAAGCGTAAAGAACAGGAACGCGGCCGACAGCCCATTGAACCCCGGGATCAAATGGTAGGCGTTGCAAAAATTCTCCCAAAAGATGTGGCGGAAGGCGCTGGTAGAAGTTTCTTAGAACTAGTTGATGACTTTTTAGTAGATTATACAGGCTCACAGTCAGGCGATACTTATAGCTGGACTGATGGTAAGAAAGTGATTGAAGTTGAAATGGATCCAGCAGATTCAGGCACAGTGTATTGGGCATTGGGAATCGCAGGAAGAGCTGGTAAAACCAATTGGGTAGAAAGTGGCAGTGACGGTGCAAGAGATGCATTGCGTGTTATAAAGAACTTTGCTAAAAATGCTTTGCCAGAAGGTGTGGCGGAAGGTTCTGTGCAAGATAAACTACACAAGCGTCACCAAGAATTAAGAAAAAAATCTGGCCTGCCCGATCCTGACTATTACAAAGAGTTAAAGGCTACATACGATCTTCCTGACAAAGAAAGATATGCTAAGGCAGCAGAACTAAAGAAGAAATATCAAGTCAAAGAAGCACGTAAACAAGAAGTTAATTTTGACATCGAGGATATCAAGAATCTTGAAAGAATAAGAGACTTGCCAACTCTACGAGCACAAGCTTTGGCATTGATTTCTAAACCTAGCGAACGACCAATGAAGCCTGAAAAAGTTGCTTGGTTTAATGCTGCACTTGATCGTATGGACAGTCCGCTTAAAATTATTAAACTGATGTACGATTTATTATTAAGTGGCGAAGGACATGCTGTAATTGGTAGTAAAAATAGCATGAAAGCCAATACTTACAGAGATCGATTTGGAGAAAGCAGTATCACAAACGAAGATGTTGAACGTTATATTGAAGAATTAGAACGTGCCGGATACAGCATTCTCGAAGAAAAAACTAGATTGGATCCCAAGTGCTGGAAAGGTTATCGTAAAGCTGGTACTAAAATGAAAGGTGATGTTCGAGTTAATAATTGCGTGCCAATTAAAAAAAAAGTAGATGAGTATGGCGCAGCAAATGGACCACCTAATCTAAACAAGTCTGATATTAAACGCATGATGCCACCAGAACCTGTGGCTGAACAAATACCTACTATATCAGACCCCAATCCAAGAGAACAACCTCATCCGGCAGATCAAGCAATTGGTGCTTTACGTACAATTAAAAAATTAGCCGGAATTGATCGCGATGATGTACAAAATGCAGTCAATCAAGAAATCACCAATGTAGTTCGTTCACCCCAAGATTCGAGCAGTAAAAATGTCAGCATCATAAATCGTTTGTTTGGGCGTGATTGAAATGAGAAACTTGATACAACTGGTAGAAGCAGCAGGCAAAAATTGTCCTAGAGCCACGTACGATTTAGAACTAAATGTAAAGAATCGTCAGACTGCGATAGATAAACATCATTATGGCCCTGCCAATCCTGATCAGCCTGGCAACTACTGGAAACAAGCAGCCCGGCAATGGAAGATAGATGAAAAGACTGCAAAGTCAATGACATGTGGCAACTGTGCTGCTTTTAATATCTCTGACAGTATGTATAAATGCATTCATGACGGCATGGGTGCAGAAGCATACAAAGCAGAAAAAACTCGCGAAGCCGCAGACCTAGGTTATTGCAACTTGCTACACTTTAAATGCGCCGGTAGTCGCAGTTGTGAACTATGGATCACCGGTGGCCCAATAGTCAAAGATTAATGAAAGATTTTGTACTTACCGATAACACATGGAATCCTGATGGGTATTGGTTGATTCCTCTTCCAGGATATTTTGCCCCTAAAATACCCCACTTAGATTTATTTGATCAGAACGGCTACGATCTAACCGAGCTAGAAAAAATGTTTGCTGCGGTAAATTTAGTAGAAACTAAATCGCACCGTAGTCATAGAACAGCAATCAAACAGCCCTGGTTTGATCAGGCTGACAAAGTAGAAGGTGCTATACTAAATCACAGTTTATTGTTTGAACGCAAAGGGTTTGAAGGTGAAGCACTCAGTCAACTAAAGATGTGGACCAAATACTTTCCACGTATTTGGCAACTGATTAGATTACGCCCAAAATGGGGACTTGATTTTAGCATGGACTATGCTGATGCATACGGCAATTGCTTTGAAATACTGCATTGGGAATACGACGGGTTTGATTACAATGAACTTGCAGAAGTCAAACAAGCAGTTGAACCGGTACTGGCCAACATTGATTGGGACGATGCTGCACAACAATTGCTAAAGAAAAAATCAGAATGGCACCACCTGGACTTTTTTGCACAGAGCGATTACAAGTGTAAATATTTTGGTATTGCGAGAGAACGTTTTAAAATGGTAGCATGGGAATAACTCAAGGAGAAAAACAATGTCTAAATCTTCATCAAATTCAAAAATAAAAGCAGTAGTTAAAAAAACTAGCCAAGGCGGAAGATCCCCAAAAACTAGTAGTATGAATAAAGTAATCAAAGCTAGTCACAAGGCCTATCGAGGGCAAGGCAGATAAATACTCGTATTAAGGTTTTGATATGGACGAATTACAACGAGCACTAAAAATTGCTTTTGCTAGCGAATTTGCTTTTTATTTAAAGGCACAGTATTTTCACTGGAATGTTGAAGGACCCAATTTTCCTCAACTGCACGATTTGTTTGCAAAAATCTACGAAGAAGTGTATGGTAGCATAGATACCTTTGCTGAAGAAATTCGAGCCACTGGCACATACACTCCGGGCTCGTTTACACGTTTCAGCATCCTTAGTCTGGTAGATGACGAAGTTGAAATTTTACCAGCCGAAGCCATGCTCATGGAATTGCTCGAAGACAGCGACAAAATGGCCGAAATGTTTCGTATAGTGTTCAATGCTAGCGAAGAATTGGGCATGCATGGATTGAGTGATTTCTTGGCTGGTAGACAGGACGCACACAAAAAACATTCTTGGATGCTACGTAGTACACTTAAATAGTGTATGTCTATAAAACTTAGCAACGAAATTGGCCCTAATTTCTGTTATGCCCCTTGGACCAATATTCATATCAATACCGGTGGTACATTTAAAACATGTTGTGCCGGAACCAAATCAATTGGTGATTTACGAACCACCCCAATCACCAATTTGCTCTCAGATCACAAACTGATCGAAATAAAAAAATCAATTGTTGACAACAAGCACGACAGCAATTGTGATATCTGCTATAGACAAGAACAACACAGTTCAGTAAGTGAACGGTCGTGGTACAACGATATTGCCAACAACGAAACAATCAACATTGACAATGTACACGACACAAAACTACAAAATTTAGATATACGTTGGTCAAATACCTGTAATTTAAGTTGTGTGTACTGCGATCAAGAGGCCAGTAGTCAATGGGCCTCGTTAAAAAAGCAACCTCTAGATCGATTGAATTACGATAACACCATTGAAGATATTGTAAAGTTTATTGAATCAAACAAGAGCACGCTAAAGAATTTGGCCTTACTGGGCGGCGAGCCTTTGTTGCAAAAAGAAAATGATTACCTACTAGATGCAATTGACGAAAACGTATCTATCAATGTCATTACCAATCTAAGTGTTCCACTTGCAAACAATCGTATTTTTCAAAAATTAATAACCAAGAAAAATGTAATGTGGGATATCAGTTTTGAAACAGTAGAACAACAATTTGAATATGTCAGACATGGTAGCAGTTGGAATACCATGCTAGAAAATCTAAAGTATTTGAAAGAAAGCGTCAAACAGAGTCCTGGTCACAGGATTGGAATCACCAGTCAATATTGTGTTTATAATGCCTTACAGTTGTCGACGCTGCACGAATACTTTGCCGACAACGACATACCAATGATGCGTTGGAATGAATTGCACCATCCTAACATTTTAAGTGTTGCTAGTCTACCAAAAGAATTCATTTCAAAAGCAATTGACGAACTTAAAAAGTCCATGCAATATCACTATTCCCCAGTACAGGAAAGATTCCTAGAGGACATGGCCAACAGTTTAAACAGTATCACGCCAACACATACCAATTGCGATAATCTTTACAAATGGCATAAAAATCAAGAAGACACGTATTGGCCAAATTTTAAATTAAAATTTGCAGACCTTTGGTTGGAGTATAGATAATGTTATTAGTGTACATACACGGAGCAAACGCTACCAGTGAAAGTTTCAATTACATCAGAAAACATCTCGGTGGCAACGATTTGGTTGTTAACTACGATAGTCGCAACGGATTTCAAAAAAATCTTGAGGACCTAGGCAATCAAATAAAAGATTTACAAAAAGTTTTTTTCATATGTCATAGCTTGGGCGGTATATATGCACTGCATCTTGCAAACAAATTTCCTGATAATGTAATTGGGGCAGTGACCTTGAGTACCCCGTATGGTGGTGCCGAGGTAGCGGATGTGGCCAAATATTTTTTACCATACAGCAGACTTCTCAAAGATATTGGACCTAACAGTTGGGCCATGCGAGAAGCAAATAAAATTCAAGTACAACACCCTTGGTGCAATATTGTCACTACTCAAGGAGATACTCCCTGGGTAATGGGAAAAAATGACGGTGTGGTCACTATTGCCAGTCAGAAACATCATGGCAAGGACATGGATCTAATAGAAGTAGAGTATAATCATTATGAAGTGGTTTTGAGCGATCAAGTGATTCAAATTATTCAAGAAAGATTACCAAAATGATAGGCGAAATGTTAGTATGGGGATTTTTTAGTGCAATGGGTTGGATGGGAGCCAATTGGACTGTAGATCAACTGATGTCAGAAAAAACCGAAACTCAAACGTGTTCCGAATGGAAGGAACAGAAACAACCCGACGGTACGGTCCTGAGAACACGCACCTGCGAACCTAAAAAATAAGAACACACCTTAGGACCGTGTGTGGGCGGCTGCTGCCCTACTCAGAGGAGTCGTGCCCCGAGAGTTAAAGTGAGCAAAATTTTCTTGCAATTGCAAAAACATTCATCTATAATATTATTTTTAACTTAGGAGATTTTATGAGCTCACGTATGTTCTCTTCCGAACAAAAAGCTAAACTTACTCAAATCATTAACGAAGGCATGGCAGTCATGCAAGAAGTTGAAGATCTCAATGCCGGACTTAGTGACACTATCAAAGCCATTGCTGAAGAAATGGAAATCAAACCTGCCATTCTTAAAAAAGCAATCAAGATTGCTCATAAAAGCAAACTAGGCGACGAGAACGCCGACAACGAAGAACTAAACACTATTCTTCAAACAGTAGGTAAAACTCTTTGATCAATGTTGTATCGAGCATAATCCAATGGATACGAGATGATTGGTCATCAAACCGTGTACGTTTTGTTATTGAGCTTCTTGCTTGGGCACTTTCAATTGGATGCGCCGTCGCAATGGCGCTCACGGTACCCAATCCTCCACTCCTTCTTCTATATCCTATTTGGATTGGGGGTTGTGCTATGTATGCTTGGGCTGCTTGGAGTCGTAAATCCTTTGGTATGCTGGCTAACTACATATTGCTCACCACCATTGATACGATTGGGCTGGTAAGGATGATTGCGTGATCGAAATAGCATTAAGGATCATTGCATATTGGTTGGTATCGGGAGCAGTTATGTCTGTTATTATGATCGCCGCATTATGCTTTGCACATGTTTGCGAATACATAGTTGATTTTTTCTTTAAAAAATAATAAAATATACACATGAGTTATGTTGACGCACTTTATGATCGTAATCAAGATCGCATCCATGTTGTGGAACGAGTCAATGGCGGAAGGGTATATAAAGAATATCCGGCCAATTACATCTTTTACTACGACGACCCTCGCGGTAAGTTCCGTACTGTCTACGACACTCCTGTTAGCAGGTTTTCAAGTCGTTCGTACAAGGAGTTCCAAAAAGAGCTGCGTATTAATTCTAACAAGCGTCTTTGGGAATCGGATATCAATCCTGTATTCCGCTGTTTGGAAGAGCACTATCTTGGAGCCAACTCGCCAAAACTGCAAACTGCGTTTTTCGACATTGAGGTTGACTTCGACCCAGTAAGAGGTTTTAGTCGACCCGACGATCCGTTTAATCCAATTACTGCCATTAGTGTTTATCTAGACTGGATGGACAAATTGGTCACGCTTGTTGTGCCACCAAAATCGTACAGTTGGGAAACTGCACAAGAAATCTGCGACAAGTACGACAACTGTTTCTTGTTCGAACGTGAAGAAGATCTATTGAATACTTTTTTAGATTTGATCGATGATGCAGATATACTAAGCGGGTGGAACTCGGAAGGCTTCGATATTCCGTACATGGTCATGCGTACCACCAAGGTATTAAACAAAGATGACACCCGTAGATTCTGCTTATGGGGTCAACTGCCCAAGCAACGTACATTTGAACGTTTTGGTGCAGAGAATCTCACGTTTGACTTGATTGGTCGTGTGCATATGGACTATATGCAATTGTATAGAAAGTACACATACGAAGAACGTCACAGTTATAGTTTGGATGCCATTGGCGAGTACGAGCTTGATGAACGCAAGACACAATATGAAGGAACCCTAGATCAGTTATACAACAAAGATTTTCCAAAATTTATTGATTACAACAGGCAAGATACCATGCTTGTGGCCAAACTAGACAAGAAACTGCGTTTCTTGGATCTAGCGAACGAACTTGCACATGACAATACAGTATTACTGCAAACAACCATGGGTGCTGTAGCAGTCACTGAGCAGGCGATTATCAACGAAGCACATCAACGTGGACTAGTAGTCCCTAATAGGAAAAATAGAGATGATCAAGGTGACACACAAGCAGCAGGTGCCTATGTTGCTTTCCCCAAAAAAGGCATGCACGACTGGATCGGCGCAATCGACATCAACAGTCTCTACCCGTCAGCAATCCGCGCTCTTAATATGGCACAAGAGTCCATCGTTGGCCAACTCCGGCCAATAATGACTGATAGATATATTCAAGACAAAATAGCTGCAGGATCAAGTTTTGCTGACGCCTGGGAAAACATGTTTGGCAGTCTTGAATATACTGCTGTAATGAATGCTGAACCTGGTACAGAAATTACAGTTGATTGGGAAGCTGGTGGGTCAGATGTTATGAGTGCTGCTGACATTTGGCGACTAATATTTGACAGTAATCGACCCTGGATGCTGAGTGCCAACGGCACTATATTCAGTTATGAACAAAAGGCAGTTGTGCCAGGACTACTTGAGAGGTGGTATGCAGAACGCAAGGAGTTGCAAGCCAAGAAAAAAGAAGCAACTACTGAAGAAGACAAGGCTTTTTGGGATAAGAGACAGCTGGTTAAAAAGATTAACCTTAACAGTCTCTACGGAGCAATTCTCAACCCAGGTTGTAGATTTTTCGACAAAAGGATTGGTCAAAGCACTACGCTCACTGGACGTATCATTGCTAGGCACATGGATGCGTATATCAATGAGTGCATCTTCGGAGAGTACGACCATGTGGGTAAAAGTATCATCTACGGCGACACTGACAGTTGCTATTTTACAGCTTGGCCTGCTGTTAGAGAAGAAGTTGAAGCCGGACGTATGGAGTGGAACAAAGAAATCTGTGTGCAGCTCTATGATTCAATCGCTGATCAAGTTAACGCAAGTTTTCCGGCCTTTATGGAACGAGCGTGTCACGTACCGCGATCGATGGGTTCGCTTATCAAAGGAGGGCGGGAGCTTGTTGCTAGCAAGGGACTATTCATAAAGAAGAAACGCTATGCAGTACTAATTTATGATTTAGAAAATAATAGACTAGACACACACGGCAAGCCCGGTAAAGTAAAAGCAATGGGGCTTGACCTTAAACGGTCTGATACTCCCAAGGTTGTGCAGGATTTCTTAAGTGAATTGTTAACTGATGTTCTAACAGGAGCGAAACCGGATCATGTGTACGACAAGGTACGCGAATTCAAACTTGCGTTTCAGGATAGACCAGCCTGGGAAAAAGGTACTCCTAAACGTGTGAACAACTTGACCAAGTATAGCAAAGAAGAAGAACGTCTCGGCCGAGCCAACATGCCCGGGCATGTACGTGCAGCAATGAACTGGAATAACTTGCGTCGTATGCACGGAGACAACTATTCTATGTCTATCATTGATGGCATGAAAACCATTGTGTGTAAACTCAAAGACAATCCTCTGGGCTATACCAGTGTAGGTTATCCCACAGACGAAACACATATTCCGCAATGGTTTAAAGATCTACCATTTGATGATGGACTGATGGAAACTACTATTGTGGATCAAAAAGTAGAAAATCTATTAGGAGTTCTTGATTGGGATATTCCCTCGCATACTGATATCAAAACAACATTCGATAGCTTGTTCACGTTCGAATAAATATCTAACTGTAAATGGTGCTATTCGATGAATTTATCTGAGCTTGTACAATTACGCAATCAACTAGCTAAAGTTCTAGATACTTCAATTATCAAAACAGAAATTGAAAAAAATTACGCACGATTAAACACAATAACAAATAACATAGATCAAGACATTGCAGATAAAATTCTATCTGCAGCCGAAGATCACAAAAAAATAACATTTGCACTAGAACAAGATATAAAGAATGTGCGTGTAATTTACGAAGAAGTTCAAGAAAGAATTACTTCGTTATCTAGTAGATTTTTTCAAGAAAATTATCAAACTGAACTAAAACACGTAAGCCCAGAATTTATTCGAAAAGTCAGAGTCATGCCCGAGAACGACAAATTTCTCGAAGAGCTTGCAAAAAGAATCAATTTGTATAGCAATTGGAAATACCCTGCTCTTGAAATTGGTTGTAGAGACGGAGATTGGACCAAACTGTTGGTCGCAAGTGATCCACTATATATTGCTGATGTGTTTCCTGAGTTTCTCACATCTGCTGTAGAACAATTTCCAGATCTATATCGAGGCAGAGTAAGGAAATACCTGATACACGATTTTTATAAAATTGATAACTTGCCAAAAAATCAATTTGGTTTAATCTTTAGTTTTAATTTTTTTAATTATCTCAGTGTTGACAGTATCAAACAACTGTTGCTACAGGCCATGGAATGGCTGCGACCCGGCGGCACTATTATTTTCACTTACAACAATGCTGATTTATCAACATCGGCTGGCCTTGCAGAAAGTTATTTTATGACCTATGTGCCAGAATCTATACTGGTACCAATGGCAGAGAGTATAGGATTTGAAACTGTTATCAGTTATAACTCTGACCCATCGCACTCGTTTATTGAATTTAAAAAGCAAGGTGTCCTAAATTCGATAAAAGCATCACAAGCACTTGGTGAAATAAAACAAATTAACCATTGACTTGTCTAAATACCTTTGCTAAACTTACAACTATTATTGGAGATCTAAATGAAAGACTATTTACACGACATTGTACAGCACACTCATGGCCTCGGTTTTATTGATTTGGTAAAAATTACAGGCACAGATTCCGCTACTGTTATTGACGCAGTCAGCGAAGATCGGGTTGCTATTATTCAAGCACAGTTTCACAATCCAGTTCCAGAGTTTATTGGAACTTTTGGTATGCCTAGCCTAGGTAAACTAAACACTATCTTAAACATTCCCGAATACAAGGAAGATGCTGCTATTGTAATTACAAAAAAAGAAGGCGGCGACCCTGATGGTATTTCGTTCAAGAATAAAAATGGTGATTTTAAAAACGATTATCGCCTAATGACTGCGAATGTGGTCAATGACAAACTCAAGACAGTCAAGTTCAAAGGCGTCAAGTGGGGTGTAGAAATTGAACCAAGCGTGGCCAGTATTCAACGTTTGAAATTTCAGGCTCAAGCCAACAGTGAAGAAACTACTTTTATTGCCCGGGTAGAAAACGGTAATCTAGTATTTTACTTTGGCGACCACTCAAGTCATGCCGGCAATTTTGTGTTTGCCCATGATGTGTCTGGTAGCTTGTCTAAAGCTTGGCACTGGCCAGTTGCTGCTGTTATTGGCATCTTGAGTCTACCAGGCGACAAAATGATTCGCTTCAGTGATGAAGGTGCGGCACAGATTACTGTTGATTCAGGACTGGCTGTTTACAACTACATTTTACCTGCTCAAACCAAGTAATGCAAGATCGCGGATATTACCCAGGGGGAGGAATGATTTCTCCCACCCGGGAAATATTTTATCTCAATATTCCAAAAAATGCAAGTACATATTTAACTAATGTACTAAAAGAAAACGAGTGGAGTCATTGGAACATATTAGAAAATTCCTCTGCTATTAAAACCACAATGGCATTTGTTCGAGACCCAGTGGACCGATGGATCAGTGGGTTCGCCACTTATGCTGCATTACATTTATTTGGTTATGGTTATGGTAGTGATCACTTTGTTGAAGATTACAACAATCTAGCAAAACGAATTATCTTTGATCAAGTGATATTTGACGATCACACTGATCATCAAGTAAAATACATTAAACAAATACTTGATTATAATCCTGTATTCTTTCGTTATAACGAGAATTTAGTTCCACAAAT